CCAGAAAGAATACTATCAATAGAATCTCTAGTATAATATCTATCTTTAAACTTATAAAATTCTCCTGTACCTCTTCCAAATTTTAACTCTTCAGATTGAAGTCCAAGAGTATCGGCATTTACCTCTCTAGAACCAGTTAGAGTTTTAAATCTTTCTCTATATCTTTGACCAGGATCTCTATATTCATTTGCAGCAGCAATTCCTTCAGCAGTAAGAATGGTAATTCCAGCAGCTAATAATCCAACCCAGGTTGCTGGATTCAACAGTGCTCCTACAACCACTGGAATCATACTAACAATAGTACCAATCAGTCCCATGATGACTGGAATGCCAAATTGAATAGCAAGCAAAACACCACCAGCAACTGCTAGTGTTGATAATATTTTTGGTAGAAATGATTTTATCTGCCTTTTCTTTTCTTCCTTAGACTGTTCAAACCATTTTACTGCTTTTCCAAGAAACCAACCCACAAAGGCAATCGTAAAAAATCTAATGAATGGTCCTGCTATAGAAAAAATGCCACTAAGAACACCTTTCGATCCACTGACTAGAGAATTCTTTAAAGAACCAATGGCACTTCCTACACCATTCAGCAAAGTTTTGCCAAATTTACCTACGGCATTAGCACCCCTACCAAATATTTCTGAGTTTTTTTCTTTTTCTTCTCTTCTTAAATTTTCTGCGTCTTTTCTTTTCTTTCTCTGATCTTCTGCTTGCTGTCTAGTGTTTAATTTATTCTGATCCTGTAATAGTTTATTAATAGATACAAGATTTCTATTAATGGATTCTAGTGATTTTGTTAATGCAATACTATCTTTTGTGGTAATAGAGCGAACACCTCTGGCACGAATGGTCCCTTGACCACCTCCACGCATAAATGATGCTCTATTGATTGCCATTAAGATATACCGTTAGCCTGTTGTTCTCTCAATTTCTCATCTTCAATATGTTGCTTGAGAAGAGTAATGTAAATCTCCCTTTCCCAAGGAATCATATTTTCAAGCTCCGTCAAGCTATATTTATGATGCTGAATCAAGGCAAAGTTTACTTTATAGTATGACTCAAGATTCTCGTGAGCCATACCTAGCTGAAAAAACTTGCCAGTCCCTCAACGACCACATCAGATTCTATACCTGTGTTTGGATTTTTGATGGTAACAGTGTGACTCAATTTAGGCATAGTGGTAAAGAAGTTTTCAATATCCTTAAACTGAGTAGAACCAAGACCTTCTACGAACTCTAACAGTTCCTCGGTTGTATGGTCAGAACCAGCCCAAGATTCTTCCTCATTGTAAACCTGTTCGATACACTTTGCAATCATTTCAAATGATTGGTCAATTTGACCAACATCTTCGGGATCAAAGTTTTCTTTTACAAACTCATCTAAAGATGGATATCTCATCTTCATGAAATACTCATCATTCAGTTTAATCGTGTCAGTATGTCCTGGATCTCTCTGAACCTGAATGTCACTCAAAGCAATCTTGACAGGAACTTGGGTCTCACCGTCATCAGGACAAGTCAGAAGAACATCCACAGTCTCACCGACAGACTTTCCTCTCACATTCAGGAAAAGATATTCAATGTCAAATGTGGATAGTTTCTCAATCTTGATACCTCTAGTGATAATACAGTTAGTAAGAACTTGCTTGATTGCACTAGCAATCTGAGACATATCTTCACTTTCCATGGCAATAATAAGAAGTTTTTCTTCTTTTACCAGAAAGGGTCTATATTTTATTTTTCTATTGGAAGATGGGAGAATCAGTTCGTAAGTGGGTGCGTCGATTTTTGGTAAAGACATAATGTACTCAAGGTCGTGTTTTATTTATTAGGGTGCAGGGGGTTGTTGCGGAGTAGTTCCAGTAGTACCTTCTAAGTTATTATTTCCAGTTGGTTTCTGAAGTCTAACATAATCTCCACCAGGAAGCTCATTCTTAGCAACACTAAATGCTTCTCCTAGTGCTCTAGAATAACTATCAACTTTTCCGAAAACGTATCTATCATAAGCAAAACTAACTTGCACTTCTAAAACTCTAGAAGCATCATAAGAAATTTGAGTCGTTGCAACATTAACGGGGAAAGCATTCATAAAGTTATATTCAATTCTATTATCACGATCTCTATCGTACTTCAATAATCTTATTCTTTCACACTTATACTGATCAGGATACTTCATTCTGTAATAATAGTTTGGAGCATCCTGAGTTAGATTATCATTACTAGATCCACCCGTGATAAACTCTTGCCACAGTTCAAAAAACTTTTGAACCTTGTATTCATAATCAACATAAAAAGTCATTTGAAAATCATCAAATTGTCTCCTATAGACAAACTTTTGAGTAACACCAGGATACTGATCCAGTGCACTATGAGTTTCTAGTCTTGTTCCTGGGACTGAAGTACGACGACAATATTCACCAAGATCTCTACCAACAAAACCAGAATCTACACCTCTTCTGGCAAGATATCTTGATAGGGAAGTAAGTCTGCTTATACCTCTAAACTCTACACTATAGTGAGATGTTTGGGCAACACGACTAAAGTTTGAGATCAAATCATCTGTCGTTTTTGTCCTGATTTTTTCTCTATCGAATGCCACAATAAATACCTCTGGGAATTGCTATCATATTATGTCGTACAGTGGCAGATATAAACCTACCAATATCAAAAAATATAAAGGAGACCATAGTAACATTATTTATCGCAGTTTATGGGAACGTAAGTTCATGGTTTACTGCGATACTAATGAGAATATTTTAGAGTGGGGAAGTGAAGAACTAGTAATTCCCTATAAATCCCCTCTTGATAATAAGTGGCACAGATATTTCCCAGATTTCTTTATCAAGTATCGTGACAGTAAGGGAAACATCAGACGGTCTATCATTGAAATTAAACCTAAAAGGTTTTGTGAGGCACCTAAGGTCCAATCAAGAAAGACCAAAAAGTATCTCTATGAAGTGACTGAATATGCCAAGAACCAGGCAAAATGGGAGGCGGCAAAAGAATATTGTGAGGATCGTCGTTATGAATTCAAAGTTCTAACCGAAGATGATCTAAAGGTATGAATAGGATTCAAACTTATCAAGATAACTTCATCGGTCTTGAAGAGAATGATGACATCATGATGGAACTTCTAGAAATCCTAGATAAAAAGTCTTGGGTTCCTGAAGTCGGTAAATTCTACACTTACGTTTACACACCCAAAACTCCAAACATTGAGTATGATGAGTTCCCTCTGATTGCCTGTATGGAGGTAACACAATGGGGATGGAAAGGTTTAAACTTTCACTGGGGTTTGATGAGAAACTACACCTTTGAAGAAGTTCAAGGTCAACTGTACGAAATCTATGCTGAAGAGTTAGATAGTGCTCGTGCTCTTGGTTATGGCAAATTCAGAATAAATAGGTAAAAAGGTTATGGCAGATCTCACTCGTCAACCAGGTGAAAGTTTAAGAGAGTTCACTCAGAGGAGAGCTCTGACACTTCAACGTGCCCAAAAAAGTGATAATAGTGGTGGTAATGGTAATGGATCTGGAGCTCCACCACCAAAGAGAGATGGTAAATTATACCTAAGATATCCATTAGATTCTATTTTTGACTCTACAGATTACTTTAGATTTTATGTAGTAAAATACGTTCCACCTGGTCTCGGATCTGCAGCTGCTACAGGTCAAATCCTTCAAAATGGTGGAGCTCCACTACAAGCATCTAATAGTGAAATTTCAAATAATGGATATAACAGAAGAGTTATACATGATAGTTCTAAAATAATAATTGATTTACCAATGCCATTGGCTCTAAGTGACAAAACTTCTGTCGGATGGTCTGATGGTCAGATGAATACTGTCACATCTCTTGTTGGATCTTTTGCCCAACAACTGATGGATAGCAAAGGAAGTTTTACTGGAAATATCAAAGATGCGGTTAATGAACTAACATCAAGACTTTCTGCTGCAGGAATGGGGGGCATGGTTCAGATTGCCCAAAATGCTCTTGTTAGTATGATGATCAATATGGTTCCTGGAACAGGGCAATTTACATTTTCTGATTTATTGCAAAGACAAAATGGAATCGTTATTAACCCAAATACAGAGTTCTTATTCAATGCTCCTAAGTTAAGACAATTCAACTTCACTTTTTCTTTTGTTCCTAGAAGTGAAAAAGAGGCACAGACGGTCAAAGACATTATTAGGAACTTTAAAAAACATATGGCACCAAAGAGAACTATAACAAATATTTCTGGAAACGTTGGTGGAGGATTTTTACAAGCTCCCGATATCTTTAAACTAGAATATAGAACTGGCAATAATCCACATCAATTTTTAAACAAGTTTAAGTTTTGTGCTTTGACTAACATGGTTGTCAATTATTCTGGGGGACAGGGATACATGTCCTATGAAGATGGAACTCCAGTATTGACTACTATCACACTAGGGTTCAATGAGTTGACTCCAATTTATGCTGAAGATTATGACACCGATTACGCAAAAGGAGGAGTTGGTTTCTAATGGCATACTTTAGATTTTTACCAGATTTACAATATATTTCACCACTGAACAATAGGCAGTCAAATGACACTTACGTCAGGGTTAAAAATCTGTTTAAGAGAATAGCAATCACTGCTAGTGGAAGTGCAAATCCATACCTCTTTGACAAGTATATTATTGAAGAAGGAGAAAGACCAGATACCGTAGCAACAAAATTCTATGGTAATAGTAGTTTTGATTGGTTAGTTATATTAGGTGCTGGTATTATCAACCAAAGACATGAATGGCCACTTTCTAGTCAAGAACTCTACGAATATTGCTTAAACAAGTATGGTAATGATCTAACTGCTTTCAAACATTATCAAACCACAGAAGTGAAGGACTCTAGTGGTCGTTTGATAATGCCTGCAGGAAAGATTGTTGATGAAAACTTTACCATCCCTAATCCAGACAATCCTCTTTCTACATTGAATCCTGTTGAAGCAGTCACAAACTATGAATATGAATATATGATAAATGATTCCAGAAAAGAGATTAATATTATTAGACCTGAATATAAATTGAAAATCGTATCTGAACTTGGTGGACTGTTCCAGTATAAACCAGACTCTTCTCAATATATCAATGCTTTCTTGAAGAAAACAGACAATACCAGAAAAAAATCCCCCTGATTTCTCAGGGGGATCGGTGATCAGACCCCTGCCAACTTCTGGAAGAAACTCAGAGAATCATCTTCTTCATCACTGCTAGAAGAGGAACTCAGAGCACTCAGTTCGTCCTTGAGATCCTGGGGAACAGGATTAGAACGGGCACCAAAGTCAGGAGTGTAAGAACCACGAGTATCATCCTC